GTGCCGTTCTGATTACGAGGGGAAAGTTGTGCAAAGGCTTTTTCGGCTTGCGGACGAGCAATGAGTACCCTCACCACTATGAGAAATCAGTATGCAACCCATACTGACTTCCGTGATTTCCGAGGAGTAATTCCCGAAAATACGCATTTCTTGCCTAGCAACATAGACATGATTTGCGAGAGAAAGGGACACTTCCTAATCGGAGAGTGGAAGAAACCTAACGAGAACATGGCTACTGGTCAGCAATTGCTACTCAAGGCTTTTGCTCAAGTTCCTAAATTTACTGTGCTTGTCATTATTGGTAACACAGACAACGAACAAACTGAAGTCGGAGATGTGTTCCAAGTTGTTCTAGGACGATGTGTAAAGATAGGAGAGGGTCTTGATTTCCTCAAAGACTTTTACGTTATGTGGTACGAATTTGCAAACTCGAAAGGATAGTTATGTCATACGCAAATATAGAGATGAAAATAATCCAATGGTCAGAAGCCAGAAAGATTATTCCTAATAGCAACCCAGAGTCTCAGCTACTCAAAGCAGTATCAGAGATGGGTGAACTGGCTGATGCAACCATCAAGCACGACAAGGAAGCAGTCATAGACGCAGTAGGGGATGTTATGGTCTGTCTCATCAATTACTGTGTCCTACAAGACATCAATCTGGTAAACTGCATGGAAGTTGCGTATGACCAGATTAAGAATCGCAAGGGCATACTATTGCCTAACGGAGTCTTCCAGAGAGATGCTACTTAGCCAATAGGTAAAGACCCACGTTGCTAAAGGCGTAGCCGATATATACCATTGCCATATATCCGTTACCTTTGAACAACTGTTCACCTGCAATATAGGCGTAGATTAACCCTGTAATAATGATAAGTGGTGCGCTCAAAATGCACCTACATCAATAACTTCGCCCCTAAATTGAATCTGGTTTTCATCAAACTTGTGAACTAACTCAGGCCATAAGAGTTGTCCATTAAAGAAGTTCAGCACAGCAAATCCTGACCTGTGGTTATTGGGGTTTATCTCAGCATAGGTAAATTGTGGGCCATCAGTCTCAGCTAGTGTCCCTGTATCTACACCATATCTAATCCCGTTGTAGTCGTTAAAAGGGGTCACCTTTAGACTATGAAGATGTCCAGTAACGATTGACACACCAGCGTTAACTGTATTGTTGTGAGTGGCATGGATTCCACCCTTGTAGCGGTGCTTAACAATGACATTCTCAGTAGGCCATACTGCCCAACAGAAGTCCCAATCTGGGATATGGTCTGTCAACTTAAAACCTTGAACTTCTTTAAACTGTGGTGCGTGTTGCGCTAATCTGTTGCCAAACCGAATATCGTGGTTGCCCCATGTAAACACTAGCTTTACATTGTGTCTCGCTGCTTTAGCTACTTCTTCAATCTCACCCAACGCACCTTGCGTAGCTTTTAGCTCTTGGATAACAGAAGTTTGTGGTTGGTCAGTTACGTCATGGCGAGAGATAGACGCACCATCGAAAGCATCTCCGTTACATATCACCGCCTTGGGTTTGAACTCTTGGATAGCCCATAGAAGCCCTTTAAACGCTGTTGTGCGCTGACTTGGGATGAAGTGGGCATCAGAAAACACAATAACTGTTCCGTCCTCTATGCCAAGGTTTATTTGCTTTAAAGGGGAAAAGGATTTAGGTCTGCTTTTGTCATACAAAGCACCACGATGGTCTTTGGCATTTAGCTTCATGTTGTATTGTTTTTCAATCCACCTTCTACGCAAATGAACTGCTCTGGTTGCAATATCAAGGTGTTCAGCTATTCTTGCAGCAGACTGATGTTGACCCCATAACTGTATAAATTCGGTGTCTGTGCAGGTCTGATTATGGTTGCCCATTGGAATCCTTAGAGAGTAAGTTTTCTAGCAGATTGATAACTCTATGCTCTTGCATCTCTATTTCCTCATCAGAGGATTTAGGGTCTGTGGCTGTACACATTAAGTCATGCAAAAAGATGTGAAGCAACTCATGTAAAGCAGTTCTATCAAGTGAATCAGGTGTTATCTTTTCTGCACCAAAGTCACCCAAACGATAAACAGCAAGTCTTGCAGCAGGTGTAAACTCAACAGAAGCCATTGCTGCTTTAGCTGGTTTCTGTCCTTTTTCAATTCTCCAATCACCCAAACTCAGCACTTGTTGCCACTTTTTGACACTTTGTGCGAACAATTCTGCGTGTTCTGGTGTAGGAATGTTAGGCATTTCAACACCTTATAGCATAATTGTTACAATTTAGTTTAAAAACAAAGCCACTTCAGCTTTGCGTCTTTTGACAAGCCCCGAAACCTCTTTTCCACCAGCCTTAGTCCATGACATAAAAGCCTCGGCAGCCCCATCCCAATCACCACGATTGACCTTCATGCGAATGGTTGACCTTTGGTAGTTCCCTAACCCTGCGTTGTACGCAAAAGAGACAACAGCGTCGAATTTGCTTTGATGACTAGCAAGAGTAGGAGAAAGTCGAAGAACACCACGTTCAAAAGTATCGATGTCAACCTTGAACAGATGGACCAGTTCATCTTTAGACCAGACACGATTGTCTTCCCCCTTTAGTTGATAGTCAGACCTGATAAGCCCGGTGTAACCCTCTTTACGCACGTTTGGCAAGGCTAATTGGTCTGCATACATAGCGTGACCCCACCCGACAGTCCAAATGGCAGCAGAGCACCGATAAGGCTTGTTTCTGTAGCCTTCAAAGAAGTGCATCAGATGTTCGCCCTTTTCGCTGACTTTCATTTCTTAGCCCATGAGCGTGAGCCAAACCAGAAACCGATAATTCCTCCAAGCATTGCCATTTCATCGCTAGAGAAAATAACGTCAGTAACCCGAATCAAATCATCCATGTTGTTAACTAAACTAGGTCTGCTGTAAACGTAGTAAGCAATCCATGCGTTAATTGCACATAACTCAAAGATAAAGATGTAAGTCACGATAGGTCTTACAGTACCTACAAAGTTCACTACCCAAGTGCTTGCTCTTTCCATGATTTTCTCATCATGCTTTAAAGCAGCTTCTGTCATCTGGGCATCTGTCTGCATGGCAATCTGGTCTGTGCGAATCTCCTCCATGCGCTCTTGAGCCTTAAACCCTTGAGCCATCATCTGTAATTGAAGTTCTACTTGAACCCTAGCCAAAGCTAACTCATGCCTTTGGTCATCTTTGTTCTGGAAGAAGTCTAGGAGTTTTGGTAAGCCTGAGATTAACAAGCCACCGAGTGTAGAAAATAGTGAAAGCATTATCCAAGTCCAATCATTCCAAGTAGTTTACCGACAATTTTTGAAGCCAACTCATCTGGTAGGAACTGTAAAAACCCTAGCACATACCACGCCACCGCCCCACGAATCCACCATTTGAGCAGTTCATCAAAGGTTTTTTGATACTCATTCATCGCCCACATCTGCGAGTTGTATCGCAGAATTCTTTTAATTCAATCAGACCTATAACAATCAAAAACAGCACAAAGATAACACCACCAACAGCTACACCAATCTCAAAGTCTCGCTGCTCTTTTTCTTTGCGCCTCTTTTCTTCTAACTTTTCATCCCTTGCAGCTATGGCATCATCCCTGTCCATCTCTGCTGCTCTAGCCTTGATTTTATTCCATACGTCCACGTTGCCTGTCTGCATATAAAGCATTTGAAGCTGGGATTCCAACTTAGCCGTATTCATCAAAGCATTTTCTATTTGCATTGCTATGGCGAAGTTACTCTTGTTGCCTGACCGCTTGGCTTGAACCATCGCCTTTGTAGCTTGGCTCTTGGCATCAAAGAGTCGCCCAACCATTACTCCAAGACCACCTAAATCCTTGGCAACGGCTTGCGCTTTCTTTACAAGATTGATGGCATTTTGTAAGCCATCCAATGCGTCTTCGGGGCTAAGTATCATTTTTTCTCAACCTTTTGCCACTCAAGGCATACTACCTTTCGGTTGTAAACATCACCTGTCCATGCCCATCTGACACAACGATATTCAGTTTTTTCTTTACTAGATGCCACCAATGTAAACAACATTGAAAGCACCAGTAGCCATTTCACGTCATAGCCCAAACGATGATGTAAAAACACCAGACAACAGTAATGCAAAAAAGGACTGCGGTAGTAAAAGCCACAGCCCAATCGTTCATTTTTTAATCCAAGTCTGCCAAACAGCTCCAGCTGCCATGATTAAGCCAGCCACCCACAGAATAGGCTTGGCAGCAGAAGCAATCCACCCCAAGACTTTAAAAGCCCCACTCAAGGCCTTTATAGCCTCCACAAGACCTTTGGTGTTGGTGTCTATAGTGTCTACCTTAGTTTCGACTGCAAGCAATCTGTCGTAGATTTGCTTGTGGGTGACTTCGTTTTCCATGATTTTTATTAGAAAATGCGTGAAATAAGATAAATAAAACTACTCCAAAACGCTACTAAAAGAATAGCAATAATGGAATAGATTTGCTTGTTTGTCATAGATTGGCAGCGTCTAAGCGAGCTTTGAGTGATTCAATAATTGCTTGTTGTTCTTGGATGGCTGCTGTTAATGTGGCTACCAAGAACGATGTGTCTATTCCCTGATACCTTGGACGGGTTTGTTCGTTGCCGTCTTCATCTGTATAAGTTTCAATGCCATCTTTTTCGCCAGTTACACAATCAGGCACAACCTCGGCCAGTTCATGGGCAATAAAGCCTTCGCCATCAGAGCCGTCTGCTTTCCACTTGTAGGTACAAGGCTTAAGTGCAGCGACCTTCGCCAGCGCACCAGTCATTGATTGGATGTTTTCTTTTAGGCGGTAGTCAGACGATGTGTTGTAGGCGGTTGCGGAGTTGTTGGTTGAAATAGAGCCACGAGATGAGCCAGTCTGGAAAAAATCAATCTGTGTAACTGTTCCAGTGTTATTGGCAGACATTGTGAGTCCAGCTTTATTAAACCGTCCTTGAAAAATCTCAACACAAGTAGCATCTGCGCTGTTCGATGAAAAAAAGTAACCAGCAGAAGGAGAAGAATAAGAAGCGATAAAAGCGTCACCACCTCCAGAAACACGCAGTTTCCCGCTTCCTCCACTCGTAGTTCCCACTATTAGCTCACCAGTAGATGCTATGCGAGCCTTTTCCGTAATAGCCGCACCATTAAATCTAGTATGAATTGCAAAGTAACTTGAGTAGTTGCCATCAGTAGCATTTTCTTTGCCTATTGACCAGCCACCCATACCAGCAAAATCACCACCAGTATTGTATTTAAGCGCAACCATTGAACCAGATTGTGGAGAGGCGTTATAAGCGCCTGTACTTGCTAATTGATTATTAAATTTAAGGCTTCCATCAGTTGTTCCCGCGCCTTGGACATGAAGCGTTGTGTTTATGCTTGTAACACCAATACCCAAATTCCCAGAGCTATCAATCCTAGCCGCCTCCGCACCACCTTCAGCAAAAGCAATGGTGTCAGCAGCAGGGAAGAAGATGCCTGTGTTGCTATCGCCTTCATGGGAGATTGTTGGGGCTGATGCAGAACCATCGTGGAATGCGGCAGTTTTGCCAGTGCCCACATGAAGACCAACGCTAGTACCAGTGCCATCAGCCTTAAAAATAGCATCTAAGCTATCTAAGTCTGTATTTATTTTGCCACCCCAAGAGTCTGTACTGGCTCCTACTTCTGGTTTAGTAAGTCCTAGGTTGGTTGTGGTTGTATCTGCCATTTTTTCACCTCTATGCGGCTATTTGCCAAGTTTCGCTATTATCTGAAATTGTTGTCCAACTTTCATTGGTATCACTAATATCAGTCCAAGATTCTGATGTGTCGTCTTCAGTCAACCATTTCTTATTGCCCGCAACAGTCATGCTAGATGCAGATGAATAATCCAAAGCACCAAACTGCACTCTGCGTCCATTTATAACAACGGCAGAGGTTTCAACCAAAGGCAATATTGCATTGGCAATAACCTGAGATCCAACAACCATTGTTGCGGCATCAGCAACACTCATTTGTGCAAATGCAACTCTAATGCCGTTGACAACTAGAGTACTTGCATCATTAGCCGCAAATGCACCAATTGCAACCCTTGTACCCGCTACTACAACAGTGCTTGAGCTAGAAATGGCTTCTGCACCAAGTGCTACCCGTCTAGCGGATATAGCAACGGAGCTAGAACTAGAAATAACTTCAGCACCGATTGCTACTCTTTGGGCGGCTACAGTGGTGGCACTTGAGGAGCTTATTGCAAAGCCAGAAAGTCTTACAGTTCTAGCGGCAACAACAACAGTACTTGCGTCTGTTATGTCAAATGCACCTCTAAGAATTGCCCTAGCCGCCACTGTCATGGCACTGGTATCGGAAATGGCTAAAGCACCAAGGCTTACGCCATAGGAGTAATTTCCTTGTCCGTATGGGCCAGAACCATAGGCAGCCATGTTACGTCAAAGTGATAGTCAAGCTAGTTGCGGGAATGCGGAACACATCGCCATCGTTAATTACGCGAGATGTGGTCAAAGGAGCCCAAGCAAGCAGATTTCCACTAGTACTTGCATCAAAGATGCCCGCCCAACCAACTGTTCCCCAGTTACCACCAGAGGCTGCAGCGAACTCAATTGCGGCAGCGTTGCTAAAAGTAGTAGCAGTACCTGAACCAGAGATAGTTCCAGTAACCACACGGGCATAACCATTACCTGTAACTTCTGTGCCACCACCTGTATCACTAGGTGCGGCAGTAAATAAACCCACATACCAAGCTGTTGGGCGTGTTGCCGAACCAGTTGTAAACAAATAGGTCAGTACGAGATTTTCTGTGTAATCGCTGAATGATGACATTTTTTATCCTAAAGAACGGGCACGAACAACAGGTGTAGAAGCAACAGAAGCCCTTTGATCTGCTATTTCTATGTCGCCAATGGAATTTGAATATAACGAACTCCATACGGCAAGACGTTCATCGTCTTTCAAATATGGAGATGCCTCAAGCAATGCACCATATAAGTACAAGTCTGGGGCGTAAGCAAGAAGCCAGTTGCTTGTGTTTGAATCACTCAACGCAGGAATCTTACCATAATAAGTTAATTCTCCCGTATATCCAGTATCAGGAGTTGGAATCACTTGAATTTGAGTTCCAATAATTGTGTAAAATTGAGGTTTTCCAGTTGAAATATATGTACTGGCAGATCCATAGTCACCTTGATTTTGAGTGACATACTGCAAATAAGTAATTGGATTTGTATTTAGTTGGAACTCTTTAGCCTGTAGAAAATCAGCAGGAAAGGCAAAATATTGAGTATCTAAAGTGGCAGTAGCCCTCTTTACCATTTGGCGAACACGCAATTTACGATTAAATTTTGCTTCTGCCAGAGTAACAAATGAAGGAATAATTGAAGTCAGGTCATCCCGATTTAAATAATCAGCAATGGTTGTCTTCAATCCACTAAATGTATCAAGTGCCATTTTCTACATCCCTACACATTAATGTGTGTTCATGTTTATACTCAAATGTGCCAATATGATGGATCTGTTTTGAAAGATCTTGGTCAACATAAGTTTTATGTCCGTTCTGGGCGGCTCTACGGCAAAACCATACATCTTCACCAATGTAGTCTTCCGCAGCAGGAACCCAAGGGATAGCAAACCAAGGATATTCCATAGATTTGTAGACTTCGGATTTAACAAGCATTACGCCCATTCCGCAGTAGTCTACTTCAACAAGTCCTGTTGAATCGTCCTCAGTATATACCCGATTGATAAAAGTTGCATCCATATCTGGGGTATTTTTTTTCACCGCAATCGGCTCTGTAGGGAATCTACGTT